AATCCTGAAAGGGAAAATCCTACAAGGCAATTTAAGATAGCTGATTTAGCATCTGTATTGCCAGGTAATCAATATACACTAACTAGCTCTTCACAAGGATCATCTTCACTAATACAATTAACAGATGGAACTGGTGCTTTAAGCGGTACAGTAAATGTAACTGCAGGGGCTGGAATAACTTTACAAGCAAGTACAGCTAATAACATTGTAATAACAAATGATGGTGTTGCAAGCTTTACCGCTGCTGCAACAACATTTATAAATCCAGGTTTAGCTGTTGTAAGTGGGGTAACATCAATTGCTCCGTATCTTACAGCAACAGGTAGTCCTGGCGGAACTAATTATTTACGAGGTGATAATACATGGTCAATACCAGTAACTACGCTTGATACTACAGATGGTACATTTGTAAATTTAACACCCAACACTGCATCAACAGGTTCAGTTGTTGTAACGGCTGATCTTTCAGCAACGGGAACACCTGGTAATAGTAATTATTTAAGAGGAGATAATCAATGGTTCACTCCTGTTAATAGTCTTACAACTACGGATGGTACTTATATAAATCTTACACCTAATACAGCAGCAACAGGAACAGTAACAGTAACAGCTGATTTATCTGCAACAGGTTCAGCTTCTAATCAAACATTTTTACGTGGCGATAATGTGTGGGCAACCCCAGGTGGAGGTGGTACAGTAATAGGTACGGGTACTGCTGGTAAAATAACTAAATGGATTGCTACATCAGAAGTAGGAGATTCTATAATGACAGAAATAGCTACTACTATATCGGTAGCTGGCAATATTAGTACACAAGGTGCTGAAATAAATAAATATCTTACAGATGGTGCGGGAAATAACGGTACAGACGGACAATTACTTTCAAGTACAACGGTAGGAGGAGATAAAGAGGTGGCATGGATAGATGCCCCTGCTTCAGGGGTAGTTACAATAAATACTACTACACCTAATCAGTTAGCTATTACTAATGCTTCAGGACCAACTACTACATTAGATATAACTACACAAGCTATAAGTGGAGCTGGTTCAACAGGACTAGCAACTGGCGCCCAAATTGCAACTTATGTAACAACTAATATAAATAATAAAATACAAAATATTGTTGATCCCACAAGTGCTCAAGATGCGGCAACTAAAAATTATGTAGATACAAGTATAGTCGGTTCAGGATCTTTAATATTTCAAGGTGGATATAATGCATCTACAAATACACCTGATTTAACTACATCACCAAACTCTATTAAAAAGGGATGGACATATGTTGTTACAGTTGCAGGTGATGCAAGTGGCTTTTGGAGTCCTACTTTAGGAATAGGTGATTTAGTAATAGCTAATCAAGATAATCCTACTTCAGCAAGTGAATGGACAGAAGTTCAAAGTAATATAGACGTTGCTACAGATACAATACAAGGTATTGCTAATTTCCCAACAGCTGGAGGTTTATCGGTAACAGCAGGTGCTGTATCAATGCCAGATACCGGAGTTACTGCAGGATCATATACAAACTCTGATATTACTGTAGATGCAAAAGGTAGAATCACTACAGCATCAAGCGGGTCTGCTGGAGGTGTTACATCACTTATAGCAGGATCAGGTATATCAATATCTTCAAGTACGGGTAATGTTACTATAACTAATTCAGCTCCCGCATCTGCTAGCCAAGTAAGTGGTGGAGGTACGCAACATTATGGTGCTAAATGGACTACAACATCAGGAGCAATAACATCAAGCCCAATATTATTTGATTCATCTGGAGGAACAGGTGCATACATGGATTTAGGTAGATTATCCAATCCAAATAATGGAGGACAAATGCAGGTACGTGTATCTACATTAAGTTTATATTCTCAATTTTTAGATGCAAATCAATCCGCAGGAACAGCAGGTCAACTATTGTCTTCTACTGCTAGCGGTACTGATTGGGTAGATGCACCAGTTGGGGAAATATATACATTATTATCTGCAACAGATGGTTCTAATGTAGATTTAAAATTAGATGCTACAAGTGCTGGAGGAGCAGATTCAACAGTTCAATTTACTGCAGGCAGCAATATGACCATTACTCAAACTAGTGGAACTGATATTACGTTTGCAGCAGCTGATGAAATAAATGAAATAATAGTTACAGTTCAAAGTGTAGGAGGAAGTAATAAATATTTTATAGATGGTGCGCAACAAATTTCATTAGAACTTGTAGCAGGTATAACATATAGATTAGATCAATCTGATTCTTCAAATAGTACACATCCATTAAGATTTTCTACAAATCCTAACAATAGTCCATCAGCACCTTATACAACAGGTGTTACAGCAGTAGGTACTCCTGGATCTGCTGGTGCATATACACAAATAATATTAGAACAAGATACACCTAAACTTTATTATTACTGTACTAATCATTCGGGAATGGGTGGTGAAGTTATAGATCCAAGAGCAGCTGGACCATTTACATCATTTACAGCAACTGATGGAACATTTATAAACTTCACTCCTAATACATCACAAACAGGTGCTATAACATTAACAGGCGATTTAAATGCTACAGGTACACCAGGATCTCAATCATTTTTGCGAGGAGATAATCAATGGGTAATACCTTCTACATATTCATTTGATGTTTCTGCAGATGCTGCAGCGCCAGGAAATAATAATCCTCAAACTGTTCCAGATGCAGGACAACTAAGAATAATAGGCAATTCTAAAGGTTTAACAAGCACTATTTCATATTCTAATCCTGTTGTTACTACAGAAATAACCCCTGATTATACAACATCAAGTAATATAATATTATCAGCAGCAGATGGCACATCAGATACACTTATAGATGCAGACGATATTATATTTAGTAATGGTAATACTGTAAAATACGCTAATCTTTCACAGGTTAAATCATATATTGGTGGAGTAAGTTCTTCACTAGTTAAAAATGATTATACAGGAGATGGCACAACAACTGATTTTACATTATCTAATGCACCATTTTCAAATTTATACACTAATGTATTTATAAATGGTGTTTATCAAGAAAAAGAAACATATACAGTAACAGGTACAACATTAGCATTTTTAACTGCACCTCCAAATAATTTATCTATTGAGGTACTAACAACAGTAGCAAGTAGTGTAGTTCCAGGGGCAAATAGCTTAAGTAATTTCCAAACCACAGGTGATGGAACAACAATTGCATTTAATTTATCAGCCGCTCCTGCAAATGAAAACTTTACTAATGTATTTATAAATGGAGTATACCAAAATAAAACTACATATAATATAGCAGGTACCACATTATCATTTACGTCAGGTGCACCGGCTACAGGAGATATTATAGAGGTCATGATTATTACAAGTGCATCGCTTGTTAATCTTACTCCTTCTAATTATGCTACTCAAACAATATCAACAAGTATAACAGGAGTTAAAAATACGTTATATGTATTTACAGCAAATTTAACATTAACATTACCCGCTACGCCTGCAAATGGGGATTCAATAAAAATTAGTAACTTGTCGGGAGTTGCAACATGTATACTTGCAAGAAACGGAAGTTTAATAATGGGCAGTGCAACAGATTTAACATTAAATAATGCAGCAGCAAGTTTTGAATTAATATATTCTGGTGCGACAAAAGGTTGGGTAATTATAGGCCCACAATAAAATAAATAAATAAATAAATTATGAGTAATTTTTCAGATTTTTTCCCCGCTGCAGGCGGTGGCGGTGGTGGAGGAATACCAAAATATCAAGAGTTTATATCTTCAGGAACCTTTACACCTACTCAAGCTTTAATTGATGCTGGAGGATATATAGAAGTATTTTTAGTAGCTGCAGGAGGAAGGTCTCAAAGTAATAGTAATGGGGCTAGTGGTGGCGAAGCTTTTTTAGAAAGAATGTATTTAACTTCTACTACAGGTTGTGCTGTTGTTATCGCGGCTGCGGTAACTGCCAATGGTAGTACTGGTGGTAATAGTTCTTTTGCAGGTGCTTCAGCGGGAGGAAATGATTTAACTGCCGTAGGGGGTCAATGGAATCATGTTCAAAGTACTAAATTAGGTACTGGATGGGGTGCTTTAGGAAGTTATGGACCCGCAGGTAACGGGTTTATGGGTTATGGTGCTGGTGGTGGCGGAAATGGTGATGGTGGTATAACAGAAGGAAAAGCAAATTCAGGACAAGGTTCTTCTATTAATTCTAACTCAGGATCAGGTTATTGTTTAATTAAATGGTTTGAATAAAATATTATGGAAAATAGAATAGCAATAATAAAAAAAGGAATAGTTGATAATATAATTTTAGCAACAACAGAATTTGGAGATACATTATCAGATACAACAATTAATGTAACATCAATTGATTGTGGAATAGGGTGGTCTTATGATGGTACAAGTTTTATTAAACCAGTTGAAACTCCTGAACGAGCAAAAATTTGGAGAGATAGTGAATTAAAAGGATCTGATTATATAGTTCCATTAACTGACCATCCTGATCATGCAGCAACTATAACATATAGACAAGAATTAAGAGACTGGCCATCTACAGATGCCTTTCCAGACACTAAACCTATAAAACCTTAATTATGGCATTAACTAAAGTAAACACAGGAGTAATAGCTGATGATGCTGTCACTAGTGTTAAGGTTGGTACTGAGTTTACAACAGCATCTGCTTTGACAGCAGCTGCTACTATAAATGTGGATTATACAACAGCTCAAGTATTTACATTAACACCTAACGCTAATACAACATTAAATATTACAAACCCCGTTATTGGAGTAGCTAAAACAATAATTGTAACTGGTGCAGGTGGAACTTATACAGTAGCATATACAGTTGGTGGTGCTGCGGGTACATTTAATTTAATTGCAGGAGAATATGATGACACTTCAGCAAAAAAGAATTTTATACAAATAACGTGTGTAAGTGCTACTGAATTTTGGTATTCAATTTCACAAATAGCAGTTTAATATGTTTGGACAAGGTTTAGTTTTTGGAGGAATTGCCGGTGCTGCATCGACTTTAGTTGATTTTCTTGTTGTTGCCGGTGCGGGTACAGGTGGTTCAGGACATAGTCAATACTCATCGTTTTCAGCCGTTGGCGTTTCCGCCGGAGGAGGTGGAGCCGGTGGTTTACGAACATCATACGGGTCAACATCTGGAGGTGGTGCGTCGGCGGAATCACAACTTGAATTTTCATCAGGAACAACATACACAATCACAGTCGGTGCGGGTGGTGCGGGTGGTTCTTCCCCCGGACCAATCAATGGAAATAATACATTAATATCCGGTTCAGATATAACAACAATCACTTCAACTGGTGGTGGTTGTGGTGCTAAGACACCAACCTTCAGTTCTTCACCAGCGGGAACAGGTGGTTCCGGTGGTGGTGGTGGTTATAATCAAATAACCGGAGGCGCGGCAACATCAAGTCCAACTCAAGGATTTGCCGGTGGAAATGGTAACGCTAATGCTGCATCCGGTGGAGGTGGTGGAGCCGGTCAAGTTGGAGAAAATGCCGGAAGTTATGCGTCCGGAGACGGCGGGGATGGTTTAGCAGTTTCAATTACTGGGTCGTCAATATTTTACGCTGCAGGTGGCGGTGGGGGAAGAGCATCAACCGGCGGAACTCGTGGTCTTGGTGGAAACGGAGGCGGTGGCGATGGTTCTAACATCCGATACCAAAATATGAATGGCGTCGGAAATGGTAGCGTCAACACCGGAAGCGGTGGCGGTGGTGCTTTTGATAGCGATTTTCATTCCGGTGGCGGATCGGGTATTGTTATTTTAAGGGTACCAACCGCAGAATATTCCGGAACTACGACAGGAAGTCCTACAGTAACTACGGATGGATCTGATACAATTTTAAAATTTACAGGAAGCGGTTCTTATACACATTAATATGGCACATTTTGCAAAATTAGATTTAAACAATATTGTTACACAAGTTTTAGTAGTAAACAACGATGTTCTTTTAAATGCTGATAATACTGAAAGCGAATACAAAGGAAAGGTATTTTTAAATTCATTATTTGGAAACGCAACTTGGATACAAACTTCTTATAATGGAAACATAAGAAAACAATTTGCGGCAATTGGTTTTAAATATGATTCAACAAATGATGTTTTTATTGTTCCACAACCTTTTGCAAGTTGGACACTTGATTTAAATCACGATTGGCAACCGCCTACACCTTATCCAACAGACGGGGAATTGTATAAATGGAATGAAGACAATCAATCTTGGGATTCAATCTAATGGAATACATACAAACAAATAGCACCTACACCTAGTATAGTAGGCACAGACTCAGTATTAATCTTTACAACTGGAACAGGAACAATAAAATTTAGCTAAAAACAATAAAATGGCAGGAACAGTAGTAGAATCAACAAATGTAGATTCATCAATTATAAAAACAATAACATTAACACAAGCAGCATATGATGCATTAGGATCGTATAGTGCAAGTACAATATATATAACAACATAAAATATAAATAATGGCAATATATTTAGGAGCAACAGAATTATCAACCGGCGGCGGTGGAGGCGGCGGTGGTGGCTTTACAAAAGAATATAATTTAAGAGGTAATATTGCACAAGGTCGAGTTTATCCTTTTGGATATACAGGTGGCAATACAGCTATTACTATTGATCAAGCTAATACAACCGCTTTAGCTAATGGAACTAAATGTACTCTTTGGTTTGGTTATCCTATTACAGATGGGCCTTATATTATACAAAAAACAGGTAGTTCTGGAGGAAATTACAACAATTTTGATTTTGTGAGTACTCCACCGAGTACCACACATAATAATAATACTGTTACTATTTGTAATATTAATACAGATATAGCAGTTAATCCAGCTACAGATTTAGGTTTAGTAGATGGCGCTTCAATTGGTTATTTTATAATTGGAGGAGGAGCAAACGGATATGATCCTACCAATCAATCAGGAAGTGCTGGAGGAGGAGGTAATGGAGGAAGATTTACAAGTGGGACATTAACTATAGCTACAGCATCAACAAATTTAGTACTAACATGTGGTAATGGTGGTGGAAGATCTCTTAGTGAAGGTAATTCTACAATTGTTTATGGAAGCACTACACTTTCAACTTCTGGATTTCCTTTTGGAAAAGGAGCATTTCGAACAGATGGATATGGTAACAGTTCGTGGCGTTTAGCTGAAGGTTTTCAAGGAGTTAATGGCTACGGAATGGGAGGAGGAGCTGGTAATAATATATATGATGTAGGAGGTGTGGGACCCGGTTTTCCTCAAGGTTATGGCTCTGGTGGAGCTTGTAGCACGTCAACGGCATTTGCAAATCATGGTGGCGGTGCCGGATCAGTAATTTTATATTACTAAAAAATAAAAAAAACAAGTAATAATATATTATAAACCAATATGCTAAAGAAAGCTTACCTTTGGCATTATAATAATTTGTGTAAGCTAAAAAACCAATACCAAAATGACACTATATTACCGGACTAGTACGTGGAATAGTCAACCACAAATTTCAGAAGAAACCAAAAACCTTTGGAAGCACATCGCTGATAAAGAAAATTGGCGTATAACCCAATTACCAAACGGATTTTTTCAAACTGAATATCAAGATTTTAAAATAGATACTGATTGGAATGATGTAACTAGAAGAGAAACATTAGAAGGAGCTGAGGCTGCTATTGATGCTTCAATTGAATATTACAAAAAGAAAATTGGTTATCTTGAAGGACCTAAAGTTGTAAAAACTTTCAAATAAATATTACTAATCAAATTTAATTAAATTATGTCAGACGCAATCGTCAAAAACCTTAGCTTTGGAAATGAAGCTAGGGAAAAAGTATTTGAAGGTATAAATAAACTCACTAATGCTGTCAGCTCTACATTAGGAGCTGGTGGTAAGTGCGTAATGCTGGAAGATGGATCAGGTAAACCTGTTATTACAAAAGATGGAGTAACTGTAGCAGATAGTATTATACTATTAGACCCAGTTGAAAACATGGGAGCAACACTTTTAAAAGAAGCAGCTCGCAAAACAGTTAAAGAAGCCGGAGATGGAACTACTACAGCTACCGTATTAGCTCATGCAATACTTCATGAAGCCTCTAAAATACATAAAAGTGTAAGTGTAAGAGATGTTAAATTTGGAATTGATTCAGCTCTTAAAAAGACTTTAAAATATTTAGATAAAATTAAAGTTCCTGTTAAAGGAAATATGATTGATCAAATAGCTACAATATCAACTAATAATGATTCTGATCTTGGTAAAATAATTGGTGATGCTTTTAGAGCAGTAGATGAAACAGGTGTAGTTATGATGGAAATGTCATCACTTGCAGAAACAGAAATTGAAATTGTAGATGGTGTTCAATATGAAAAGGGATTAATAAACTCTCATTTTATAACAAGTAAAGAAAATAGAACAGCTGAATTAGAAAATCCGGAAGTTTTATTAATTGAATCACCAGTAGAAAATGTAAGACAAATACAAAGTATATTAGAATACGTTATAAAAAACAATAAACCTTTATTAATAGTAGCAGATATTGAGCAACCAGTTATAGCTGCTTTAGCCATGAATAAAGTAAAGGGTAATATAAAAGTTAATGTTATAAATGCTCCTACATATGGAATAACTAAAAAAGAAATGTTAACTGATTTAGCTATGTTAACGGGAGCAACAATAATTAATGAAGATTTAGGTGATGATTTAGATTTTATTAAACCAGAATTTTTAGGGACATGCTTAAAAAGTATTACAACAGATGAAGAAACTATAATTCAAGTTTCTGAACCTTCAGGAGAAGTTTTAAAATCTATAAAACAAATAAAAAAAGATTTAAATAAAAATAAACCTCCCGCTGAAATCATTAGATTAGAAAAACGTTTAGCTCGTTTATCNGCTAAAATAGCAATAGTAAAAGTAGGTGCTAATTCAGATATAGAATTAAAAGAAAAATCAGATAGGGTTGAAGATGCAATATGTGCAACTAAAGCTGCAATAAAAGAAGGTATTGTTCCAGGTGGAGGTATAGCATTACATAACGCGGCTGATTCAATTAAAAATCCATCAACATCTGAAAAAATACTTATAAATGCAATTAAATATCCATATAAAACAATATTAAGTAATGCTGGTATTACATATGGACCATTTTTAGGCGAGGGTACTGGTATTAATGTAATAACAGGTAAAAGTTGTAATCTTATTAAAAGTGGTATTATAGATCCACTGCTAGTTACAAAAAGTGCATTATCAAATGCAGTATCTGTTGCAACTACAATATTATCTACAGATTGTGTAATCAATAATTTAAGAGTTGATGAAGGCAATAGGTAGAAATTTAATAATAAATAAAACAGCTAAAGAAATATCTAGGACTGAAGGTGGATTACTTTTAGCGGATGCTCATAAAGATGATGTAAGATATATAGAAGCAGAAGTAATATCAGTAGGTGATGAAGTTGAAGGCATAAAACAAAAAGATAAAATATATTTTGATAAACATGCTGGACATATTATAGAAATAAACAAAACAGCTTATCATGTTATAAAATCTTCTGATATAGTTGTAGTGTTATGAAAAAGCTTGAGGCAAGTGAATTAAGAGATATAAACTTGCTAAAACATTATAGAATAATTCGAAAGTGGGCTTGTCGTAATAACAATTTAAATGATGCTGATTTAGAGCTTTTAATTTATTTTGATTGCACTAAATTATTTACAAAACAAGATTATAAGATAGGTACGTACGCTTACAGCTGGGATAATAAGCGCTGGAACAGATTATTGAAAGAGAGTTGGATTGAAGTATGGAGACGTCGGAATCAAACTACTCAAAAGTATAACATATACAAAGTTTCATTTAAGTGTAAACAGCTAATAAGTAGAATGTACCGTATTATGCTTGGTGAAGAAGATATTCCTAGTAGTGAAAAAAGAAATTCAATTATGAGGGGTAAAACTTACACTGATATTGTTTTGCAAACTGCAATAAAAAATGTAAATAATGATAAAAATAGATAATATGAAAAAAGAAGAATCAGCATTTAGTTATTTAGGAGCTGTTGATCCTATGGGAACAACATTACCTTCTGCTGACTTACAAGGAATTATGCCAATTCCAGGACAAGCAAGTAGGGGTCCTGCTATGTCTCCCTCACCATTTACTCCTAGAGAAATGCAAACTGGAGCACAAATATTTGGACAACCCATACCTAATTCATTTGATAGAGAAATACCAACAACAAATTTAAATAATACACAATGAAAGAAGATAAAGCATACAATGCAGCATCAAAAAATAAAAAAGTAGGAATAGTAGGTGAATCACATATATGGGACGGGCCTTTAAGTCAAGACAATCGTCAGCACGCACCAGGTTCTAGTAGTGGTATTAATGGAATGGAAGTTTCTAAATATCCTACAAAAGCATATCCTGCAGGTACACCTATTACTTCAATAGCTCAAGCTAATAAAGGAGGAGATGCAAATGCCCTTAAGTCTGTAAAAAGATATACAGGTAATGCTAAATTTTAAATCGACAATGACGGATTTGAAGCTTTACATTATAAATGGTGCATCGCTGATGGTTTCATTAATGAGCATCGACGCATATTTAAAAATAACTTTATTGCTTTTAACAATTGGTTATACTATTCATAAGTGGTATATTTTGAGTAAAAGCGCTAAAAAATAAGTAATATGAAAAGTAAGTATATTAGTGAACATATAACTTACAGTGAATCTATAAAATCCTCAACCGCAATACGAAAAGGTATTGAAAATATACCAACAGAATATCAAATGCAAAACATGAGCCAAGTAGCTGATAAAGTATTTGAACCACTACGCGAATGGGTTGGAGGACCAATTAAAGTAACTTCGTTTTTTCGCTGTGAAAAATTAAATAAAGCAATAGGAGGGAGTTCCCGGTCACAACATTGTGAAGGAAGAGCAATTGATGTAGATGATATATATAATTATAAATCTAATGCTGAAATGTTTCATTTTATAAAAGACAATTTAGATTTTGATCAATTAATATGGGAATATGGAGATTCTCATAATCCCGACTGGGTACATTTTAGTTTTATATCAGAAATGGAAAATAGAAAAAGAATACTCCAAGCTTTTAGAATAGATGGTAAAACACAATATAAAATAATATAATGCCGTACGTACAAACAAATTCACCATTCCTTAAAAAATCAAAGCCCCCTGCTCCTTCAAAAAAGAAGTCATTAGGCTATTATAATAAAGCTAAGTCTACAGGTACAGGAGCTGCGGCTGGGGGAGGAATGTCTGAAAAAGGCGTTAAAAAATATAAAAGAGATAATCCAGGTAGCAAACTGCAAACGGCAGTTACTAAAGATCCTAAGAAAATTAAAAAAGGAAGTAAAGCTTGGAAAAGACGTAAATCATTTTGTGCTCGATCTAAAGGATGGAAATCTAAAAGAGGTAGAGCTGCACGACGTCGATGGAACTGCTAAAATAAAAATTATGAAAAAATTTCCACAAATTAAAAAAGCAAACAGAGGTAAATTTACAACATGGGCAAAAGCTAATGGTTTTAAAGATGCTTGTTCTGCAGCTTCAGCAGTGATGAAAGCAAAAAAAGGTAAGTATAGTAAAGACGTTAGAGAAATGGCAAACTATGCAAATAACTTTGGTTGCAAAAAATAATTAATAATTAAAATTAAACAAATGGGAACTAAAATAACTAAAGGCAATGTACGTGCCGCAATGAGAGATGATAAAGCTCACATTGATTATTTAAAGAGAGATGTACTTGATGATCAGCGTAAGGGTGGTAAATATAAAGATATTAATCAAACAGCTGATGAAAAACATATTTCAAAACTAGCAGGGGACATCAAGAGTGATGGATCTTTTTTAAGTAAACACATGAAACACTAATATTATGAAAAAAATGGGATACAATCAAAGCAAACACCCTTTAAGCATGAAGGGCGTAACAGATAATAATAAATTTGGAGCACCTTTAAATGGTAATGCCTTTGGAGGAAAAATGGCTGAATATAAAGCAAAAGGAATGAGCAAAGAAGCTGCTGCTAAACAAGCTGCGGCAGATTTAAAAGACATGCCTGTTGATAATAGAGGTTCTGCGCTTGCAAATCTTAACAAAGGTTACGGATCAAAAATGGGTAAACCTGCTAATTCAAAAAAATAACATGAAAAAAAATTCAGCTCTTTTTAATCTTAATAAAGGTTATAAAACTCCCTTAGAAGTTGACGGATTAATTATAAAAGCTTTAAGAAGTATAGGTACTAAAGAAGTTGCAGATAAAGTGCAACAAAGAAGAAGAGCTTCTGGTAATCTTACTATGGCTGAATTAGCTGCTAAAAAAACGTCTACATCCAATAAAGCCAATTTAGGTCCTGTTGGATCTGCAAAAAATGATTTTGGTCCTATGACTGAAAAACAAGCTAACTATGCATCTAATCAGTTAAAACCACCAACTCAAATAAAATCTATTGGAACAAGTGGTGTGCAAAATGATGGATCCGGAAATGAAGGATTTGGTATAGGCTCTTCAGCTAAAACAAAGCCGGCGGTAAAAACAAAACCAAAAGTAAAAGCAAGAAAGAAAGTTAAAGCTGTAAAAACTACTAACACTTATGCACAAAAAATTAAAACTGATGGACCAAAAGTTAAATCTGCAGAAGCAAAAGCTGATTTAAAAATTATGCCTATTGTTAAAGATGCAACAAATTCTAGAAAAAGTAGAAGATTAAAAAAGACTATTGCAAAAGCTAGTCAAGCAAGAGCTAAAGGTGAAAAAGCTATTAAAAATATTAAGTCTTCAAGTAGTACATCTGATATTGCTAAAAATCAATCAAAAGCACTTAAGCAAAGAAGAAAATATGATAGAATGGCTAAAAGAGCAGAACGTATTGGAAAAAGAATGTAATAAAAATAATTAAATGAAATCAAGAGGATTAGGTGATACAGTAGAAAAAATTACTACTGCTACAGGAATTAAAACAATTGTAGATAGAGTTTCAGAAGGATTAAACATTCCCTGTGGATGCAGTCATCGTAAAGAAGCATTAAATAAAATGTTCCCATATAAACAACAACAAAAAAGTGGCATTCAGTTTGACTAACCCCCCATATACTATTGATAACACTCCTATCTATAATGTAGATTTAGGTGACGGTGTTTTAGGTAAGGCTAATCGAAATGGTAGCATCTTAGTTAATAAAGATATTACTGATAAAGATCAGTTAAGAAATGTTATAAACCACGAGCAAGTTCATTTAGATCAAATGCGTCGTGGTGATTTAGATTATAATGATTCTGCAGTATTTTGGAAAGGTAAAACATATCCGCGCGCAACAATGAAAGAAGGTGCTTTAAATTTACCGTGGGAAAAAGAAGCGTACAATAAAACAACTTAATATAAACAAAATGAATAAAGATTTAAAATATATGCCTATTGACAACAGAGCTACTTCTGATGGAAGCCCTTTTAGAAATAATGCAATTAAAAAAATGGAATCTAGTGCATTATTTAATCATATAGATGGTCATAAAAAAGATCCATTTGGACCAGCACCAAAAGGTTTTGAAGATTCAAGAACAGGCTCTAATAAAAAAGAAGTGGGTGGATCTGCTCGCACATTAGGATCTTTAGAAAAAGAATTTGAAACAAAAATGAGTGGTAGGCAATCAACTCCCTCAGTTAAAGGACCAGATAGATTAACTCAATTTCAAGCTCAAAAGTCCGCTGATGCTTATGGAAGATTAAGTAGAACAGACCCAAATCAAGCAAAAAGAATTTCAAGTATTGCTAAACAAAGAGGTATACAACCGGGTGATCTTTCAAAAATGAAAAGATTACAAGAATTAAAAATACAAAGAATGAATGCTAAAAGTTCTGTTAAGAAAAATTAAATCATGTGGCAGGTATTACTTGGGTTATTAAAAGGTGGTCGTGGAGGTAAAACACCAATAGGTAATTTAGCCTGGGATATACGGGAAGCAATAAAAGGCAAAGAATTAGATCCTAATGAATTAATATCTTTACAAACTAAAATAAATGAAATTGAAGCTGGTCATAGAAGTATATTTGTTGCTGGTTGGAGACCGTTTATTGGATGGATTTGCGGAATTGCTTTAGCTTATAATTTTATTATACGCGATTTATTTATATGGATATTAAAACCTATTGATATTCCACCAGCTTTACAAATGGAACATTTAATGACAGTATTATTAGGTATGCTTGGTCTTGGTGGCCTACGAACTTTTGAAAAAATAAAAGACAAAACAAAATAAAATAATTATATTTACAAATAACAATTAAATTTAATAAAATGAAAAAAGTGGAAACTACATCTATTTCTTCTGAGGAATTAGAAAAGATTCAAAAACAGCAAGAAACTTTAAGCGATACCATAAAAGCTATAGGTCAATTAGAATCTCAAAAGCATGCATTACTGCATCAGCAAGCTGGACTTAGTCAAGAAATTGAAGAATTTAAACAAGAACTTGAAACTAAGTACGGCAGAATAAGAATTAATATTGAAGATGGTTCTTATACTGAAATACCTGAAGAAGAAAACAAAGAATAATAATGTCTTCTATTATTAGAAAAATAAGTATTGGAGCTGATTACAAAAATGAAGCTATGCATTATGCTATAGGGCAACAAGTTTATGGGGGCCATGAAATAGCTTATATTTTATTTGAAGATCAAGATAGTTCATATAATATTCATATTAAAAAAAATAATGAAATAATGCCCTGGAAAAAATTTAATTCTAATATGGCAATTTCAGTAGAATACGATCTACAGTATTAAATGAAAAGTATATACGATTTTATTATAGAACCTGCAGGGGAACGATACAATAATGAAATTAAAATTAAAAATAAAAAATTAATTTTAAATACATCTATTGAAAACTGGAAAGCAATAAATAGAATTGCTTTAGTAATTGAAACACCCATTGCATATTCAACTAAAGTAAAAAAAAACGATTTAGTAGTTGTTCATCAAAATGTTTTTAGAAAGTTCTATAACATGAAAGGTAAACAACAAAATAGCCGATCGTGGTTTAAAGAAAATCAATATTTTTGTGATATAAGCCAAATGTATTTATATAAACAAAATAATAAATGGAATACAATTTCTGAACGTTGTTTTGTAAAACCAATACTTGATACAAACACTTTAACGCTTGATAAAGAAAAAAAGCTTGTTGGTATATTAAAATACGGTAATAAGTCCTTAAAAGCTACTGGAATTAATCCAGGAGACTTAGTAGGATTTACACCAAATAGTGAATGGGATTTTATTATTGATAATGAAAGACTTTATTGTATGCAATCTAATGATATAGTAATCAAATATGAATACGAAGGAAACGAAGTTGAATATAATCCAAGCTGGGCAAAAAGCAGTTAAAGAATTAATTAAAGTAGCTGAAGAAAAAATTGTTACAGGAGGAGACGATGATATATCTGCAGATAGATTAAAAAATGCAGCAGCAACAAAAAAATTAGCAATATTTGATGCATTTGAAATACTTACACGTATTGAAGCTGAAAAAAATTTATTAGAAAACAAGCCATTAGATAAAAAAGAATCATTTGGTGGATTTGCTGAACGAAGATCAAAATAATGTACGCTCAAACATTAGCTCAAAATGTTTCCCCAATAAAACCTAATATAATAAAAAAAAATAATAGGTATAAAAAATGGGAGTATGGTTATAATAAAGAACACAATATAATTGTAATAAGCAGAAACGGTACTATTGGGAATATTGTTAAAATACAAAATTTAGTAGTAGCCTTGCCAAAAGAACCTAAAGTTGTTGAAAACAATAACAATATTTGGGAACCTCATATTTTTCCAAAAGAATTATCTCAAATTAAAAGCATATTTGAATGGGAAACATACCCAAGTAATTTTAAAGATAAATGGTATGATTATATCAATAGAGAATTTACAAGGCGTGAAGAAGGTTATTGGTTTATTAATAATAAAATTCCTACTTATATTACTGGCTCTCATTATATGTACCTGCAACACACCAAAATTGATGTTGGGAAGCCAGACTTCAGAGAGGCTAATAGATTCTTCTTCATTTTTTGGGAAGCCTGCAAAGCCGATAAACGATGTTATGGAATGTGCTATCTTAAAAACCGTAGATCCGGTTTTAGCTTTATGTCTTCAGCAGAAACCGTCCATCAAGCTACAATTACTTCAGACGCACGGTTTGGGATATTGTCCAAATCAGGTTCTGATGCTAAGAAAATGTTCACAGATAAAGTTGTACCCATATCAGTTAACTACCCGTTTTTTTTCAAACCAATACAAGACGGAATGGATCGACCCAAGTCAGAGCTTGCATACAGGGTTCCAGCATCAAAGTTTACTAAAAAGAGTATTACTGAAACCAGTGAAAAACAAATATTAGAAGGATTAGATACAACTATTGATTGGAAAAACACTGGAGACAATAGTTATGATGGTGAAAAATTAAAATTATTAGTACACGATGAATCAGGCAAATGGGAAAGACCTGACAATATTCTTAATAATTGGCGAGTAACAAAAACTACATTAAGATTAGGTAGTAAAATTATAGGTAAGTGTATGATGGGATCAACATCTAATTCACTTGATAAAGGCGGAAAAAATTTTAAAAAATTATATTACGAATCTGATGTTACAAAAAGAAACCGCAATGGACAGACTAGCTCAGGATTATATAGTTTGTTCATACCTATGGAATGGAACTACGAAGGATTCATTAATACTTATGGATTTCCTGTATTCGAAACACCCGAACAAATTGTTCAAGGTATCGACAACGAAGAAATTGATATAGGAGTAATACAACATTGGGAAAACGAAGTTGATGGTTTAAAAGATGATCAAGATAGTTTAAATGAATTATATCGGCAATTTCCAAGAACAGAAGATCATGCTTTTAGAGATGAAGCTAAACAAGCTTTATTTAATTTAAGTAAAATTTACGAGCAAATAGATTATAACAATGATTTGCGTAATACAAATGTAATAAGTCAAGGTAATTTTCAATGGTATAATGGAATTGTAGATACAAGAGTTATCTTTACTCCAAATAAACAAGGAAGATTTAAAATAAGTTGGATACCACCATATAATCTTCAAAATAGAACAATAGAAAAAAATGGAATTAAATACCCCGGAAACGAGCACCTGGGTGCTTTTGGTTGTGATAGTTATGATATTTCTGGTACGGTTGATAGGAGGGGTTCGAATGGATCACTTCATGGGCTAACAAAGTTTTCAATGGAAGAAGCTCCATTAGATCAATTTTTTTTAGAATATATAGCCAGACCACAAACAGCAGAAATATTTTTTGAAGATGTATTAATGGCATGTGTTTTTTATGGAATGCCAATACTTGCAGAAAATAATAAACCAAGATTATTATATCATTTTAAAAGAAGAGGTTACAGAGGCTTTTCAATGAATAGACCTGATAAAAAATTTAGTAAATTATCTGTAACAGAAAAAGAAATTGGTGGAATACCTAATTCAAGTGAAGATATAAAGCAGGCTCATGCAGCTGCTATAGAATCTTATATAGAAACTAAAGTGGGTTTTTTAGGAGAAGGATATGGCGATATGTATTTTCAAAGAACGTTAGAAGATTGGGCAAAGTTTAATATTAACAATAGAACTGCTCATGATGCATCAATTAGTTCAGGACTTGCAATAATGGCTTGTAATAAAAATAGATATGCACCTGTGAGTAAAAGAATTAAAACCACAATAAATTTAGGTATAAAAAAGTACAATAATGATGGTAGTACCTCAAAAATTATAAAATAAATGAATGTATATACAAACCCTAATAGCTCATTTCCAAGTCAAGTAGTAAGCAATGAAGAAAAAGCCAGTATAGATTATGGTAGACAAGTTGCTCATGCTATAGAAAGAGAGTGGTTTAATCAAGGTAGAAGTAATTGGAATAGATACCAAACTTCTTGGAATAATTACCACCAATTAAGATTGTATGCCAGAGGTGAACAATCAATTCAAAAATATAAAGATGAATTATCTATTAATGGTGATTTGTCTTATTTAAATTTAGATTGGAAACCTGTACCGGTTATACCAAAGTTTATAGACATTGTAGTAAATGGTATTTCAGATAAAGATTTTGAAATAAAAGCTTTTGCACAAGATCCAGCATCATTACAAGAAAAAACAGAATATGCAAGAAGTGTATTAAGAGATATGTATACACAAGAATTGCAGGGGATGGCTAATAAATTATTAGGTGAGGATTTTTCTAATTCACCTATAGCTGCAGAACAATTGCCAGAAACTCCAGAGGAGTTAGAAGTTATGATGCAAACTAGCTATAAACAATCTGTAGAAATAGCTGAAGAAGAAGCTATAAATAATGTGCTTGCTAATAATAAATATGATAACATTAAAAAAAGATGTGTATATGATTTAGCTGTATTAGGTATTGGTGCTTCAAAAACATCATTTAATGTAACAAACGGAATTGTTGTTGATTATGTTGATCCAGCTTATTTAGTTTATTCATATACCGAAGATCCTGATTTTGAAGATATATATTATGCTGGTGAAGTAAAATCAATAACAATACCAGAATTAAAAAAGCAATTTCCGTATATTTCTGAAGAAGAATTAAAAGATATACAAAATATGCCAGGTAATAAGCAATACGTTTCAGGCTGGGGTAATTATGATGAAAATACAGTTCAAGTATTATACTTCGAGTATAAAACTTACATGAATCAAGTATTTAAAATAAAGCAAACAGAAAGTGGATTAGAAAAAGTAATTGAAAAACCAGACACTTTTAATCCTCCCCCAAATGATAATTTTGAAAGAGTTTCAAGAACAATTGAAGTATTATATGATGGAGTTAAAGTATTAGGTAATAATACAATGTTAAGGTGGGAGTTATGTGAAAACATGACTAGGCCTTACGCAGATACTACTAAAGTTAAAATGAATTATGCTGTTACGGCACCTAGAATGTATAAAGGTCGTGTAGAATCGCTAGTAAGTAGAATTACGGGATTTGCTGATATGATTCAATTAACTCATTTAAAATTACAACAAGTAATGTCTAGAATAGTTCCTGATGGAGTATTTTTAGATATGGATGGATTAGCAGAAGTGGATTTAGGTAATGGTACAAATTATAATCCAGCCGAAGCTTTAAATATGTATTTTCAAACAGGTAGTATTGTAGGAAGATCTTTAACACAAGATGGCGAATTAAATAGAGGTAAAGTTCCTGTACAAGAACTAACTTCCTCTGCGGGCCAAGCAAAAATAAATTCATTAATTGGTACATATCAATATTATTTGCAAATGATAAGAGATGTTACCGGATTAAATGAAGCAAGAGATGCAAGCACCCCTGATAAAAATGCATTAGTTGGATTACAAAAAATAGCAGCAAATCAATCTAATATTGCAACTAAACATATTTTAAAATCTAGTTTATTTTTAACATTAAGAATATGTGAAAATATATCATTAAGAATTGCTGATTGTTTAGAAAATCCATTAACTAATGAATCATTAAAACAAAGTATTTCAAAATTTAATGTTAAAACATTAAATGAAATAAAAGATTTAAATTTATATGATTTTGGTATATATTTAGAATTAGAACCAGAAGCAGAAGAACAAGCCCAATTAGAACAAAATATTCAAGTTGCATTACAATCAGGTGGAATTGATTTAGAAGATGCAATTGACATAAGACAAATTAAAAATTTAAAGCTTGCTAATCAAACTCTTAAATTTAAACGTAAGAAAAAACAAGAAGCAGTTGAAGCACAGCAATTAGCTAATATAAATGCTCAAGCTGCCGCAAATGCAAAAGCTTCTGAAGCAGCCGCATTAGCAGAAGTACAAAAGCAGCAGGCTATTACAGCTGAAAAAGTTAGCATTGAACAAGCTAAGTCACAATTTGAAATTGAAAGAATGCGTACAGAGTCTCAAATTAAAAGAGAACTTATGGCAGAGGAATTTAATTATCAGGTTCAATTAGCTCAAGCTAAAGGTAAATCTGAAACAAATAAAGAAAAAGAAATTGAAGATCGTAAAGATCAACGTGTTCGAATACAAGGAACACAACAATCTGAGTTAATAGATCAAAGACAAAATGATTTATTACCTAAGAATTTTGAATCCGCTGGAAATGACAACTTAGACGGATTTGGATTAGAACAATTTAATCCTAGATAATTTTTTATTAATCAATTTTATACTATTATATTATGTCAACAACACCAGAAATTAAAGAGGGGGATTTCAAAATAAAGAAAAAACCTAAAATGAAAAAGCTTGGGAAAAAAAACGAAATTACAAAAGTAAATTTGGTTGAACCTAAAGTTGAAAAAGAAGAAACAGTTACAAAAGTAATTGTACCTAACGAAAAAAAAGAAGAAGATGCCGTTCAGGAGCAAAGCACAAATGAAGTGGATGTTCGCAAATCATCCGAAAATGGCAAAAAAGTGGTTGAAGGAAACAATGAACCCGAAACTACTGCCAAAGATTCTAAAGAAGAAACAGTCTTAGAAGAAATTGTTGAAATTGGGGACAAAGAAGAAACCAAGCAAGAAACAATTAAAGAAGAAATTAAAGAAGCGGTAAAAGACGAAAGAATTTTACCCGAAAATATTGAAAGCTTAGTTTCATTTATGAAAGAAACTGGTGGAAATATTGAAGATTATGTTCGACTAAATGCAGATTATAATAATGTTAATGATAAAACGCTTTTAAGAGAATATTATAAAAATACTCGTCCTCATTTAGATTTTGAAGAAATTAGCTTTCTTATGGAAGATGAATTTGAATATGATCAAGACGTAGATGATGAGCGAGATGTACGTAAAAAGAAATTAGCGTACAAAGAAGAGGTTGCAAAAGCCAAAAGTTATTTGGATGAGCTTAAAAGTAAATACTATCAGGAAATCAAGTTGAAACCTGGTGCTACTCAAGAGCAACAAAAAGCTTTAGACTTTTTTAACAGATATAATGAAGAACAAGATGTCGCTAAACAGCAGCATGAACAATTTAAATCTAATACTAAACAATTATTTAATAATGATTTCAAAGGTTTTGATTTCAATGTAGGTGATAAAAAGTTTAGATATAAAGTTCAAAATACAGATCAAGTTGCTGATAATCAATCTAATATCAACAATATTATTGGGAAGTTCCTAAATGATAAAGGTGAAGTTGTGGATACTAAAGGTTATCATAAAGCTATGTATGCAGCATCTAATGTAGATAAAATTGCAAATCATTTTTATGAACAAGGAAAAGCTGATGCAGTTAAGAACGTTATTGATAAATCCAAAAATGTTAGCACAGAGCCTAGAGCTACTGCTGACGGAAATGTATTTGTTAATGGTCTTAAGGTCAGAGCTATAAGTGGACTTGATTCTTCAAAATTAACAATTAAGAAAAAAAGATTCAATTAAAAATTAAAAATTAAAAATTATGGCAACAGTTCCAGTGGCCCCAGTATTTGGGTCAATTAAACCGTCTCAAAAGCAACAGCTTTTAGAGACAAATTATTTAAGTTTCACCGATGGTAACAATGACTTCGCGCAACAATACCTTCCTGAAATTTATGAACAAGAAGTAGAGCGTTATGGAAACAGAACATTATCTGGCTTCTTAAGAATGGTTGGTGCAGAAATGCCCATGACTTCTGACCAAATCGTATGGTCTGAGCAAAACCGTTTACATATTGCTTATGATGGATGTACTCACTCAGCTGCAGTAGCAGATGATATTACATTTGCTGTAGGTGGTGCAGGTGCAGCATTTGTTGAAAATGTTATTTCTGTAAATCAAACTATCGTTATTATGAATCCAGCTAATGGAGCAGAAGTTAAAGCTCTTGTAGTTGCAAGCGTAACAGCAGGTGGTGTGGCTAGTATTTCTGTTAAATCGTATACATCAGCTAATGTTGCTCCTACGATTGCACAGGCTACAGCAGGATTAAAAATATTTGTTTATGGTTCTGAATATAGAAAAGGAACTACAGACAATGATATTAAAAGTGTAACTCCAAGTTTTACACAGTTTCAAAATTCTCCTATCATTATTAAAGAAAAGTATGCGATCAATGGATCTGATACTGCTCAAATAGGATGGGTTGAAGTAGCAACTGAAGATGGAACATCTGGATTCTTATGGTATTTAAAAGCTGAATCAGAAACTCGTTTACGTTTTGAAGATTACTTAGAAATGGCTGTAGTTGAAGGAGAATTAGCAGCAGCTGGTTCTGGTGTTGCAGGAATTGCAGGTATTGCTTATGGTGGTACTCAAGGTTTATTTGCAGCTATTCAAGATAGAGGTAATGTAGTAAGTGGCTTCGTTGCTGCTGGTGGATTAGGTACATTTGACAATATCCTTAAAAATTTAGATACTCAAGGAGCTATTGAAGAAAACATGCTTTTCTTAAATCGTTCTACGTCTTTAGATTTTGATGATATGTTAGCTACTCTTTCTGCTGGTGCAAATGGAGGAACAGCTTATGGATTATTTGAAAACTCTGAAGAGATGGCATTAAATCTTGGATTTACTGGTTTCCGTAGAGGTTCTTATGATTTCTATAAAACTGATTGGAAATACTTAAATGATGCTTCTACTAGAGGTGCAATGGCAGACAATCCTATTGATGGTGTCCTTGTTCCAGCTGGTACATCAACTGTATATGACCAAATCTTAGGAACTAATATCAGACGACCTTTCTTACATGTACGTTACCGTGCATCTGAAGCGGATGATAGAAGAATGAAGTCTTGGTTAACAGGATCTGTTGGAGGTGCATATACATCTTCATTAGATGCGATGGAAGTTCATTTCCTATCTGAAAGATGTTTAGTAGTTCAGGCTGCAAACAACTTCGTATTATTTACTAAATAGTAGATTATACATATTATTATTCAGGGGGCGCAAGCCCCTTGGGTAATTTTTTATATTAACTTTTAAATTATATTATATCATGGCTAAAAAAGCTAAAAATATTGATGCTCCAGTAATTGAACAGGAAGCACCAGTGGTAAAAGAAACAATTAAAAAATCCACTAAACCACAGTGGGAAATTAAAGACAGAAATTATTATTTAACAGGAAATAAAAGTCCTTTAACATTAACAATACCTTCTCGTCATACAACTAAAGTTCCATTACTATGGTTTGATTCTAAAACTAATGAACAAAAGGAACTAAGATATGCAACTAATCAAACTTCTCCATTTGCTGCGGAGCAAAAAGGTGAAGCAACATTAGGGCATATTATTTTTAAAGACGGAACATTAACAGTTTCAAAAGAAAAACAAAATTTGCAAAAATTATTGTCATTATATCATCCAAAGTTAAATGTTGCATATACAGAATTTGATGCAATAGAAGAAGCTAAAGATGAATTAGATGATTTAGAAATGCAAATTGATGCGTTAAATGCTGCTAAGAATATTGATATAGATCATGCAGAAGCAATCTTAAGAGTTGAAGTAGGTTCTCAAGTAACCACAATGAGCTCAAAAGAAATAAGAAGAGATCTATTATTGTTTGCTAAACGTAAACCAGATTTATTTTTAGATTTAGCTGCTGATGATAATGTTGAGCTACGTAATATTGCAATTGTAGCACAGGAATCAGGTATTATAAAATTATCGCAAGATCAAAGAACATTTTCTTGGGCTTCGAATGATAAAAAATTAATGACTGTTCCGTTTGATGAAAATCCATATTCAGCAATGGCGGCTTTTTTCAAAACAGATGAGGGTACTGAAGTATTTAAATCTATTGAGAAAAAATTAAAATAACATGTAATATTAATATAAGGGGGATATGAAAATTATCCTCCTATATTAAAATAATAAAAAATAATGGCTATAAACGTAAACACCGTATATCAAACCGTTTTATTAATATTAAATAAAGAACAAAGAGGTTATATGACACCTCAAGAATTTAACAATATTGGTAATCAGGTTCAGCTTGAAATATTTGAAAAGTATTTTGAAGATTTAAATCAGCAAATACGTGTTCCACAAGCCGATACAGATTATTCAGATAGAATAACAAATTTAGATGAAAAAATATCTATTTTTAAAACATTTGGAAATGCTACGTATGATTCAACAACGAATCCAGCAACTCCATATTTTACATTACCTACAACTGATGGTTTTGGTGACACCATAACATTTTATAGATTAGGCACTGTATTATATAATGATGAAGTTGAACTTCAAAGACTTCAAAGAGGTGATTTTTATTATATTAATAAATCACAATTAACAAAGCCGTCTACTTCTTGGCCTGTTTATTTATATGAAAATAATAAACTTTTTGTAAAACCAACTGAAATAGTTTCTAAAATAACTGTTGATTTTATAAGAAAGCCTAAAGACGTTATATGGGGATTTGATGTAGGAGGTTTAGGCCAATATATATATAATTCAACTCCTTTTAATGCGGCAACACAACCAACTGGATCAATAAATTTTGAATTGCAAGATTCTGAGCAAACAGAAGTGATATTAAGAATATTAATATATGCAGGAATAGTTATTAGAGATCCACAAATTATTCAAGCAGCAACTCAACAAGTTCAAATGGACGAAATAAATAAAAAAAGCTAATAAATTATGGCAGAAGTTGACGGTGGTTTAATAACCGAAACAAATAGACAATATTACGAAGGTGCTCAAAGCTTTAAGGTTGCAGCTAATCAATTATCTTTTACTACAACTTTTAATACTAATTTAGTATATGGTAATTTTTCACCTACAGATTCAAAATTTGGATTAAATAATTTTGTTCTTTATACAAGTTTAACTGGGTTGCCCGGTAGTTTTGTAGAGTATATACAAGAATATAGTATTTTTCAAAATACAATAACTTTTGCAAATGCTTTAGTAACTGGTAGTTTTATTGTTGTACAATTAAAAACTCAAACCGGTGGCGAATATGGCAATAGAGATGCTTTTGGAAAAACAACTCAAGAAAATTATGGAAGTTATCAATATACATCTATGAATGATGTAATTAATAATTTTATGATTGCATATGTAGGTGCTGGAAAGTTAATACCAAGTGTTAAAAGAACAGATGTATTGTTTCATGCTAAAAGAGGATTACAAGAATTTAGCTATGATACTTTAAAAAGTATTCATTCTTCAGAAATGACAGTTCCGCCTACCCTTTCAGTTCCTTTGCCACAAGATTATATTAATTATGTGGGTTGTTCATGGATTGATAGATTAGGAGTTAAACATCCTATATATCCTACAACTTTAACAACAAGACCTTATAGTACACCTTTACAAGACAATGATGGTATACAAACCTCTGGTTCTTATGATCAAGGACTTGAGGGTTCATCTCAAACTAATGAAAGATGGGATAAAGCAAACCCAAGATTATTAAGTGGAGGTATTACAACTGAAGATATTAATAATGGATTAGCACCATTAGATATATGGAATTTTGATTGGGGTTATGGAGGATTTTATGGACAACGTTATGGGTTAGACCCAGAATTAACGCAAGTTAATGGATGGTTTACAATAGACGAAAGAATGGGTAAGATGTCTTTTTCAAGTGATTTAAATGGAGCATTAATAATTTTAGAGTATATATCAGATGGTGTTGCTTATGATGCGACAATGAAAGTACCTAAAATGGCTGAAGAAGCATTATATGCTCATATTAGTCATGCTATATTAGCTAGCCGCATTAATATACCTGAATATGTAATTAACAGATTAAAGCGTGAACGAAGCGCTAAATTAAGAAATGCTAAAATTAGATTATCTAATATTAAATTAGAAGAATTTACTCAAGTAATGACTAATAAATCCAAGTGGATTAAACACTAAAATTAAATGGCTGAAGTAAAAAATGCTTTTATTAAATCCAAAATGAATAAAGATCTTGATGCTAGATTGCTACCATCAGGTGAATATAGAGAAGGAATTAATATACAAGTTAGTAGATCCGAAGGAGCTGACGTTGGGGCCTTACAAAATGTAAGAGGTAATAAATTACTTTTAGATTTTGCAGCATTAACAGGCGCACCTAATCTGACTACTATAGGACAATTTACGGATGTTACTAATGAGGTAATTTATGTTTTTTTAACAAATTATGTTCCACCTTCAACTAATCCTAATGCTTTTAATCCTACCGCAAGTAATTTTGTTTATTCTTATAATGTAAATTCAAATACAGCTACTCCTTTATTACAAGGTGCATTTTTAAATTTTGCTACAACTAATTTAATTATTGGTGTAAATGTTTTAGAAAACTTTTTATTTTTTACAGATAATAGAAATCAACCCCGTAAAATAAATATTGCTTCTGCAGCACCTATACCTCCAGCCACAACACCTACTTATTACACTAAAGAAGAACAAATATCAGTTGCTAAATATAATCCATTTGAGCCTATACAACTTTACAAAGAAACAGGTGCAAATACAGGCATTTATGAAACAGCTATGTATGATAGAACTAGCCAAAATTTACCAAATGGCACACCAAATCCATATTATGCAGCTAATTATCCTGGAGATCCAAATTATTTAAATGATAAATTTGTAAGATTTAGTTATAGATTTAAATTTGATGATAATGAATATTCATTAATTGCACCGTTTACTCAACCTGCTTTTATACCAGATCAAGATGGATATTTTTTAAATAATACTACCCCTACTGGTAATTCTAAAGATGAAAATTCAGCTTATAGAAGTACAATAGTAGATTTTATGGAAAATAAAGCAGATAATATTTTGTTACAAATTCCACTACCTTCTAATGCAAATCAATTAAACGATAGCTTTAAAGTAAATGAAATTGAAATTTTATATAAAGAATCCGATGGAACTACAATAAAAGTTATAGATACTATTGATATACAAACTGCAGATTTTGTGTCTAATACTACAGACATTGTTCAATATAATTATCAAGCCAGAAAACCTTTTAAAACATTACCAAATGCAGATTTAATCAGAGTATATGATAAAGTACCTGTAAAAGCTTTTGGTCAAGAAATTATTAGCAATAGAGTTGTATATAGTAATTTTCAAGATAAACATACTCCACCTGCTAATATAGAGTATTCAGTAAATGCATCTAATAAATCCGCATTTAATGTTTCAGGAACGAATGAAACACAATGGGATACAAGTATTACTGAATATCCTATGCATACTTTAAAACAAAATAGAAATTATCAAATTGGTATTGTTTTATCTGATAAATTTGGAAGAACATCTTCTGTAATTTTATCTTCTGTAACAGCAGACGACGTTACTGAAAGCGGTAGCGTATTTAAAGGATCTACATATTACCATCCTTATAAAACATCAAGTAATAATTTACCTGCTACTTGGCCAGGGGATTCATTAAAAGTTTTATTTACAAGCGAAATTACTGGTGGTGGTGCGGGATTATATAATGGAAATACTGGATCAGCTAGTTATAATCCACTTGGATGGTATTCATATAAAATTGTTGTAAAACAAACAGAACAAGATTATTATAATGTTTATTTACCTGGTATTTTAAATCAAGATCCTGGAGGTTTATTAGATGATCCTAAAAATACTGTTTCTTATATAACTCTTTTAAATGATAATATAAATAAAGTACCACGTGATTTAAGCGAAGTTGGGCCAGAACAAAAACAATTTAGAAGTTCTGTACAGTTGTTTGGAAGAGTTACTCCTGATGCTTCAACTAATATTCCAGCTTTTAATGAACAATATTATCCTGGTCAATCATCTGATACAGTATCAACTATTGGAGAACAAAATGATATATTAGGAACAACAACAGATTATTCAGATATTTATCAATCTAAATCTAATCCTTTATTAGCAAGATCAACACAAGGAAATTCTATTAACCCTATAGGCGCGGATATACATGCTTCAGGCAATTATAATATACTTTTAGGTATATACGAAACAAGTCCTGTGTTATCACTGTTAGATATTTATTGGGAAACATCTACAACAGGTCTTATATCTGATTTAAATTTAGCAATTAATACAGGTAATCAAAATCCAACAGGATTTAGCATTATTACTTATNCTCAATCTGAAGCAAATGCAATAGGTACAACAATTACAAATGATTTTTGGCCATTAGATTTAACTGATAACCCTATACCAACTTCTCAAGTTGATATAAATACTATAGTAGACGGAACTGGGGCTAATAGAACTGGAATAATAATAATTAAAACAGCTGGAGGAGCTACAACTCCAAATGGAGCAACATATTCGCAAGATTCTTATGTGTTACAAACTTCGGCATATTTCTTTTTTAACTCGGATCCTAATCAAAATAATTTTACATTTAATTTTAATGTTCAAGATTTAGGTAATGCTTCTTCTACAATAATAGATTACCAAGCTAGCTTAGCAAATGCTACACCTCAAATAACTAACTGCCCTTCAACTATAGCTGTTGTTCCAGGAACACAAAACATATTTACATTTACAGGAAATAATGGCTCAAATACAAGTGGAAGTTACACAAGTCAAGGTTTAGTATGGAGCTTAGTTAATGATGACGCAACGTCACCTATAACAATTGATTCATCTACGGGTGTATTACAAGATTTAACAGGAACTGCTACAGGATCTTTTTCTGGAACAGTTACATTAACTGATGCAGATGGAGGATCAGCTAATGGTGCGTTAAGTACAACATGTGCAATAAATACCACAGTTGGAGCTGAGCCTGCTAATGGAGCTTTTGCTGATTGCAAAAGTATTACGGGCGGTTTAGGGGCAATAAGTCAAGGTTTTTATTGGGTATCTGATGTAACCAATGCAGCTCAACAAAGTCCTATAATAGATAATTTAAGACAACCTATAACTGCATTACAATTAAATGATAATTTAGCTTCACCAACAGAAGTTGCTGTTACTGTAACAAATTCTAATTGTCATACATTACAATCTCAACCACCCGTTATAACTAATAAAAATAATAATATTATTTATAATAGTAATCAATCTGCAAGTAATCTAACACAAGGTACTGCATATATAAGTGTTGATTTTCAATTAGAACAATATAGTGCTTTTCAATTATCTGGAAATAATATTGGTTTACCTGCATCCGGAACAGATTGGTCACAAGGTCCTTATGTAACTTGGCCTTGCTATTTACAATATCGCCCTAATGCTGCAAGTCCTTGGGTAAGAGCAACTGATATAGAAAATAAACAAATATTTTTTGGAGGTGCTCAAGAAGTAAATTATGAAGCTAGTTCTGTAAATTCTGGTTTTAATATATTTTCTTCAGATACAAGTTCTAATACAATAAATAAAGAAGGTGTTATAAATCAATCTACAACTGCAACTCCTGTTTTAGGAAATAATTTTGTAAATGGAATTGACACTACGGATGTAATGTCAGTTATGACCCAATACTATGCAGCTGGATCTCCCACTCCTAATTATACTAGATTATTTGGAAAAGCAAATAGAACTTTTGCAATTGGTAAAGATCAAGGATATAAACAAGAATCAGATAAATTTGGAGATTATAGACTTATAGTTGGTTATCCTTGGGGACAAGCTCAATATTATAATGGAAATTATGTTGGTCAAAATGCTGCTGAAGGGGTAGTTACCGTAAATTTAAATATTTTAAATCCATCTTCAACAAACGTAAGATGCCCTGAAACAACATCTGTTTTTTATAATGGTAATCGTTATAAAATAACAGTAAAATATGGAGATTTTTATTATCCTAAAGATTATCCTACTTGCTCTTCATCATCACCAACATTTTTTGAATATAAAGTTTCATCAAGTGGCGATAGTGCAAGTATTAACTCATTAAAAAATTCAACTCCATCAGTGTCAGTATTTGCAAAAGAATGGCATTGTAAATATGTTACTCAATTTTATACAGATTCAGCATTATCAACAAAATGGACACCAACTAGTCAATCATCAGGCAAATGGCATACTTATATTCCTGCATTTAGTAATACTAAAACAGGTAGAGATGGAACATGGAATTCATGGGTAAAAGGAGAAGGCCAACCAATTACAAATAATTTTGCTTATACTGATCAAGATAGAAGATGGGCGGCACAATTTAATGCTACTGGAGAAAAATTAACTAGGACTGCAACACCTTCAGAAACTGGTCAGTAATTAATATAATAAATAAGTAATAATAAAATATGGCAGCAGTAGTAGAAGTTAAATATTTTAACAGCTTTATATTAAGAAAAGTTGTAGATGCAAGCGGCGATAATGTTATTTGGAATGGTATTAATGGTTCAGCTAAAGCTATACCACAAGATGCTACAGCAAATCAATCAAAATCATGGTTTATTGAAGAAGCTAGAATACGTGGTGGTTATAATAATACTAATGTAGACTATGGAGTACGTGCCTATTTAGTTGAATCTGAACCAAATGCTATACACAAACAAAATTCATTAATATATTCAGGAATATTTAATTCAAGAACAGGTATTAATGATACAAATGTATTTTCAGTGGGTGAGGACATTACTAAATCTGTTGATCCAGCTAATGGTTCAATACAAAAGTTATATGCAGAAGATACAAATCTTGTTATATTTCAAGAAAATAAAGTTAATAGAGCTTTAATTGATAAAGATGCAATCTATTCAGCTGAAGGTAATGCTACTGTAACTACTGGGCCTAATGTAATTGGTCAAATACAAGCTTTTGCTGGAAACTTTGGTATAAGTAAAAACCCAGAAAGTTTTGCAGTATATGGCTATAGAAAATATTTTACTGATAAAGAAAGAAATGCTGTACTAAGATTGTCAGTTGATGGTATATCAGAAATATCTAAATATGGGATGTATGATTTTTTTAGAGATAACTTAAGCTCATTAAATAGTACAACTACAAGTGGTAAAGCAATGGGTATGTGGGATATTTACAATAAACAATATGTATTATCATTACAACCAGATATGAATAAGGCACCAGCACCTAACCCTACATATCATACATTATCATTTAATGAAGATGTAAAAGGATGGGAAAGTTTTTATACATATAAGCCAACATTAGGAACAAGTTTAAAAAATAACTTTTATACTTTTAACGATGCAGCATTATATATTCATTACAGCCCTGATGTAAGCCA